AAGCTGTTGCTTCTGGTGGTCGATAAGCGCGTGTGCGCTATTGAGTCGCCAAGAGACTAAAATTCATGCAAGAGTTGCAAGGTGGGAAAGTACCTGTTTGTGTTCGTAAGGAATACGTCATGTATTTTGAATACTTCAACGACAACATCTGGTTTCACACGGACATTTTCAAATGGACGGCTGATGTCAGAAGGCGTTACACGGAAGATGTAAATAAGCTGTTGTCGTTGGTGAATTGTCCAATTGCTGCGTTGATTCGTGAGAGCGACACCAAACTCAAAAGATTCGCTGAATCATTTGGCTGGATTGAGAAGTGTCAAATAGTTTTGGTTGATGGCTCGAAAGCCTACATCTACGCTTCAAAGCGTAACAAAGGGGAATGATATGGGTGGTGTTGTAAGCGCAGTTACAGATACGGTTGGCGGTGTTGTTGATACGGTCAAGGATGTTGCATCAAGTGACTTAGGTAAAGCAGCATTGATCGGTGGCGGTCTTTACGCTACTGGTGGTTTAGGTGGGCTTGGTTGGGGTGAAGCTGCTCCTGAGCTGCTTGGTGAAGCAAGTGGCGCATGGGCTACAAGTCCTGCTGCTGGTAGTGGAATATCTAGCCTTCTTGGTGGTTTGTCAGCTGGTCAAGCATTAGGTCTTGGCGCTGGAGCTTTAGCTCTCGGCGGTGGTCTTGGTGGAAAACAGCCAACACAATCAACCACTACAAATGCCATCGACCCTGAAATGAAGGCTGCTTACTTGCGCAACTTGCAAGAAGCTCGCACAACTGCTGCTGGCCTTGGTCAAAAGCAGTTTGCTGATTTCAGTTCACAGTATGGTACTGCTGAACAGCAATTGCGCAACATTGGTCTTGGCGGTGCTGGTCAAGCAGGTACTGCTGAAGCATCACGCCTGTCAAGCCAATTAGCTGGCTTTACACCACAACAGATTCAAGCTGGAACTGGCGCTCAGTACATGGGTTCTTATCAAAACCCATACGAGAACCAAGTTGTTCAAGCTGCTCTTGGTGATGTTGAATTGGCTCGCCAACGTGCTGGCTTGTCTGATCGAGCTGCTGCTACTGCCGCAAAAGCATTTGGTGGCTCACGCCAAGGCGTTGCAGAAGCTCTGACAAATGAAGCTGCGTTGCGCAATGCTGCAAGCACTGCTGCGAACTTGCGCTCTGCTGGCTTTAACACTGCTGCTCAACTTGGTCAAACTGATGCAGCTCGTATGCTTGCAGCGGCTGGAACTAACCAAGCAGCGGACATCTCTGGTGCTGGTTTACGTTTGAACGCTGCTGGTCAAATGGGCAACTTGGCTGCTCAACAGCAAAACCTTGGTATTGTTGGCTCTCAAGCTGTGATGAACGCTGAAGCTCAACGTCAAGCACTTGAACAAGCAAAGCTCGATGCTGCTCGCAACTTATCTCTTGAGCGTTTGGGCATCTCTCAATCTGCTTTAGGTCTGCAACCAGCAAACCTTGGCGGTACAACTACAACGCCAATCTACAAAAACCAATCTGCTTCAGCTCTTGGTGGGGCATTGTCAGGCGGTATGCTTGGCAACATGATTGGTGGAGCTGGTGGTGCAGGTTACGGCGCTTTAGCTGGTGGCTTGTTAGGTCTTCTGTAAGGAGTAAATGATGGCAACTCAAGATTTCGGTGGTTTACTCTTTGGTCAAGGCGGTACAGGTCTTGAAGAATATCTGACACCAGAACAAACTCAAGGTATTCAGAACCAAGCAATGCTGCAAGCAGCAGCAGCCTTGCTTCAAGCTGGCGGTCCTAGTGCGCGTCCTATCTCTCTTGGCCAAGCACTTGGCGGTGCTTTGCAAGCAGGACAGCAAGGTTATGGTCAAGCACAGCAAGGTGCTGTTCAAAATCTGATGGCACGTCAGAAACTTCAAGAAGCACAGATTGAAAACAATCTTCGCAAATTGATGTTGAGTGAATCAGGAATGACACCATCAGGTCAGGCTATTACAACTGCTGGTACAAATCAAACTGGCGCAGCTCCTGTTGTTGGCGTTACACAAGGGCCTACTTCTGGTTTATTTAGCGCGTTGACACCTGAACAACGTCAATTGATGGCATTTATGAAACCATCAGAAGGTGTTGCTGCTGCTTTCAAAGCTGCTGGTGAGAAGTATTCACAACTTACACCTGAACAATTGCAAGCAATGGGTATGCAGCCAAATGCTGTGGTGTTTAAAGGTCCATCAGGTAAACCTGAAATCGTATCTCGACCTGATTATCAGTGGGTTGAAACACCTGCTGGTGGTAAGCAGTTGATGGACATGAATAACCCATTAGGCACTGTTCCAGCAAAGACAGCAAAAGCTGCTGTTGCTTCTGGAGCTGCTCCTGCTCCCACAACTACTGCTGGCGGCGCTCCAACATATGGCGGTGGCATGGCTCCAGCATTGAAGCCAGAGCAGATCATGACAACTGTCGCTGCTTGGGATAAGGATTACCGCAAGCCAGTTGAAGACATCTTGTCTAGCTATAAGATTGTTGAAGACTTAGCCACAACTGGTGGAGCTGGAATCTCTGATTATGGTATTTTGATTAAATCATTGAAGGCTCTTGAGCCTAACTCTGCTGTTATGCAGGGTGAATCTGATTCAGCTCGTCAAATGCAATCAATGGCTGACCGTATGCAAGGATTGGTTGACCGCATTGGTCAAGGCGGCATCGGAGCAGAACAGGCTCGTTTGGACTTGTCAAACTTGGCGCGTACATCTGCAAACGTTGCTGTTGATGCTTATAACCGTCAAGCAGTACGCAAGTCTCAATTGCTTGGACAATACGTTCCGAAGTCAGTTCTTGAAAGCACATTTCAACAATTTGAAAAGCCATCTGCTTTGACAAGCAAGGCTCAAATGGAAAAAGAAATTCGCGCTAAAACAACTCCTGCTGCTGCTGGACAAACATTGACCTATGACCCTGCAACCAAAACTTGGGGATACCGATAATGACAACAATCGTAGTTGAAGGCGTTGGTCCAGTAACTCTGCCTGACAACATGAGCCGCGAGGAAATGGAAGCAGCCATTGCGTTGCTTCCAAAGCCTGAGACTCAGCGTATTCGTCAGTTTGCTCAAGGTGCAACTCTCAATACTGCTGATGAGGCAGAGGCTTACTCACGAGCTGCAATGTTTGGCACAAAGCCAGAAGATGAGTTGAAGCAGATTCGCGCAAAGGTTTCTGCATATCAAAAAGCCTATCCAGTTGAGTCAACATCGTATGAACTGGCTGGCGCGTTGGCTCCATCAGTTGCAATGGCTCCATTCACTGGTGGCACATCTCTAACTGCTGCACCAGTTCAAGCTGGCCCTGCACTTGGGCGCTTGATGGCTATGGGCGCTGCTCAAGGTGGTATCTCTGGCTTTGCAAGCGGTGAAAGCACTATGGCAGACCGTTTGCAACGTGCTGTTGGCGGCACTGTTGCTGGTGGCCTGATGGCCCCAGTTGCACAGCAAGCCGTGAAAGCTATTGGCGGTTTGGTTGGTGGTGTGATTGATACAGTTCGTCGTCGTGTTGGTGACCGTGGTGCTAAAGTCGTTGAGACTGAGTTGCAACGCCTGACAACTGAAACTGGTTTGACACCAGATGAGATTGTTGACAAGATCGCCAAGGGTGAAATCATGGCTGAGAACGCCACGCTGCAAGACGCTGTTCGCGTATTTGCTCGTGGCGGTGGTCAGGCATCAACAATTCTAAAGAAGGCTTTGACTGAGCGTCCACCAGCATTGCGTGGCCAAGCTATGAATGAGTTGCAACAAGGCTTGGCTGGTGATTTAGACACCAACGTCTTAAAGTCATTCCGAGCTGGTGAGGCTGATCTTTTAAAAGTTGAAAATGATCTTTATAAAGGTGCATTTGGAAAAGGCGGTATTGTTAACAACGATATGCTAAATGCCGCATCTAGTGCATTAAAGAGAACTCCTGAAAGTGGAAAAGCAATTAATGAGTTCTACAAATCAAAAACTGAAAAAGACCCATTTTTTAGAGTGATGGAAAATGGTGAGGTCAAATGGGACAGGATGCCAACACTTGAGGACATGGAGATTATTCGCAGAGGCATTGCTGACGCGAAGAACAAAGCGTTTACCACAGGAAGCAAGGGTGTTGGTATAAACCTTGGCGAAGCAGAGCTTGCACTTCGTGCTGAATTGGATAAATCTTCTTTGGCTTTGCGTGATGCTAGGGCAACAGTTGCTGCTAACCGTAGCGCATCAGAAGCGTTTGATGCTGGCCGCAAGGTGTTCACAAAGAGTGCTGATGAGATTCAGTATGACTTTGAGAACTTGGCCGCAAAGAGTGAAGGTTCAGCCAAAGCGTTTCGCGCTGGCGTGATGGATGCGTTGCGCAACAAGTCCAGCCTTGGTGCTGGCAAGACGATGATGCAAAAGATTGAAGACCCTATGTCTAAAGAAGGTCAAATTCTGCGCACTATCTTTCCACAAGATCAGATTGACTCAATGCTTGCAACAGTTGGTCGAGCATCACAATCGCAACGCGCAGCAACTGCTGTGCTTGGTGGTTCATCAACTGCGCCAACGCAGTTTAATGCTGCTCGTGTTGGCATGAACATCTCTGCTGAAGAAGTTTCAAACGCTGCAAGTGGGAACCCAATTGCAATTTTTAACGTGACAAAGAAGGCTCTGGCTAAAGCCACGCCAACATTGTCTGATGCTCAACGCGCACAAATTGCACAAATCTTGGTGTCTGAAGACCCTAAGTTTGTGTTGAACGCATTGAAAGATCAAAGCGGAATCAAGATGCTGCAAGACCGTGTGACTCAGATGTTTGGTCAAGCGCAGCGTGTAGCGCCATCAGCAGCAGCAATTACTGCTGGCAGCTTGGGTGGTGATGTAACTGGTGGACTCTTGGGACGTTAAAAATGGCAACACAAAACCCATACTCAGATTCTCTTTTGATGGATGCTTTGCGAGGCTCGTTGAGCAACGCAGAGTCTTTAGGTCGTGGGTTTGCTGTTGCACCTGTTGGTTTGCTTGGTGATGTCAATGCCTTGGCGCGTCAGTACATCACACCACGCTTGTTTTCACGAGTGCAAGGCTTGTTGCAAGCAGCGCCAGCAGCACCAACAACTGAGCAAATCCTTGCAAACATTCCTCGTGCTTCTGCGCCACGAATGGAGACTTCAGGCATGGAGCAGTTGGGCGCTGCAATGAATCCACGTGGTCCTGTTGAGTTGGCTCGTGGTGCTGGTCGCATTGCTGGCAATGCCATCAATGATGCAATAGTTTATGACCGTGGGTTGCTGGCTGGTATTACGCCACAGCCAAACCGTATATTTGTTCCAGCATCTTCTGAAGAATCATTGAGAGCATCCCGTATGCTAAAGACAATGAAGCCTGAAGACGTTTGGCGTGAAACTGGTGTTGGTAATTGGGGTGGTGAATACGTCAAAGAGATTTCTGACAAAGGTGCAAAGTTCAACACAGCGCAAGATATTGCTACTGACGCTCAAAAGATTCGTGATCGTAATCTTGAGTTAAAGCAAACCATCAAAGAAAGCCAAAGCACATATCCTGATTTGTTTCCAAAGGAATTGACTGCTGCTCGCAGACCTTTACGCGAGGAAATCAAAGCGAACCAGAATATGCTTGAGCGTAACTATGGTTATGAGTCGGACCCAAAGTGGATGGGTAATTTTGCTCAATTGGCTTATGAGCATCCTGAACTTTATAAAGCATTTCCTGAGTTGAAGAATGTTGTAATTCGTCAAGGTCGTGAAGGCGGCCCATACCTAGGCTCTTACGAGAGACTTCCACATCTGCAAGTTGGCTCAGTCGATGTGTACGGACAATCTTTGCGTGGAAATCCAAAGTCAACAGCTACGCACGAGATGCAACACGCAGTTCAAGACATTTCTGGTTGGCAATCAGGGGGCACACCTGAACAGTTTATGTCTTCTGAAGTCACTAATGGATTTACTCCATTTGAAAACTATCAGCGCCTTGCTGGTGAAGCTCAAGCTCGTCTTGCACAGACAAGACTTGACTTGACACCAGAAGAACGCTTGCAGTACTACCCATTTGCTCAAGGAAAATACGGCCTTGATGTAAGCCCTGATGAGCTAATGTTTGATACTGGCTTACTAGGACGCTGACCCAAAAAACGCAGCCGTCAACGGGTCGCGTTTGATCTTACGTTTAAGCTGACGTTCACGCGCCAGCCTAAACGCCTTCTTTTCCACATCTTCCTTTTCGCGCATCTTCTGCACTCGCTCTGTACTGGTCATTGGTCTTGGCTTAACAGCGTCAACACCAATGCCATAACGGTAAGCAGCAGTTGGGATGCCTTGATACTCAGCATGATGCCACTCTTGGATGTAAATCTGATTGCGCTGGTACAGCTCACGCAAGATTGCTCTCGCGTGGCGTACATGGCAATGAATAACCTTCGACACTTCAGTGGCCGTCAAAGGTTTATCCATGATTGCATTGATGAGCCTTGGTCGCTGGACTGACTTCATTTCAATCTGTTCGCTACCAAAGTTGCGTAACCAGAGATGTCATGCCACGAGTCAGCATAATCAGGGTCTCCATTAAGAATCCTAGCTATCTTATGGAAGATCATATCTAGTGCTTCTTTTTGGTCGTATGCCATTCCATCCCATGTTTGTTTATGCTCTTTGCGGACGTAACTTTTAAAGTTCTGAACAGTCCTAGCGTTGTCCATAAACTCTCCGTAGTTAGCGCCACGCTGCGCCAATGTTTCATTAATGTCTGTCATTACATTCCTTTTGAATTATTAGTGGCAAAAAACAAGTGCATGAACTTGTGCATTTCATTTGAATCAATGTGAGCCTCTCTGGCAACTTCATCAGCTTGCAATGCCAAGAATTGATGATATGCAGCGTGTTGAGCTTGCTCCTCTTTGATTCGCACATCACTTGCACGTTCAAATGCAACAGCACATCTAATAGATTGATGAAGATTTGCAACAGCAATAGCTAGATATTGAGTTGCAACTGCTTTTAAAAGCATTTCTGATCTGTCTATTTTCATTTCTTCTCATCTTTCTTTTCTTCTGGCTTTTCCTCTGGCTTCTTTTTCTTGCCAAAGATTGCATCAAAGTTTGTTTCAAATGTTTTGCGATCAGGGATAGGACGAGGTACAGAGCCTTTACCCATGACTCACTCCTTCACCCAAAGGCCATCAGCGTTTAAGCTGCCCTTGCGGTCTTTGATTTCTTGGTATGCCAATTCAAAGCAAGTCTGCAAGTCTAGGTCTGCGATGGCAGCACCCATTACAAGCGTAACCAAAATATCTCCATAAGAGTCAGCCATTGCATTGCGGTCATTGTTTCGGATGGCATCAATCAGCTCATCCAGCTCTTCCTGAGTCTTGATAGCTTGTGCTGCTGGTGTGCTGTGCTGCACGATTCCACGGGCTTCTCCCCACTGGATAACTTTGATCTCTGTTGCTGCGTAACTCATTTTTTCTTTCCTTTTGGTGTGACGTCTGCTGTACCAGCTCTACTAAAAACCTTGAACTCACGGGGAGCCAAGTCGATTCTTTCTTTGGTGGTCTTCTTAGGCTTCATCATCTCTGGCGCTCGCATGACATGAAGTGGCTTGACCATGTGATGAATTGTGCCAAGAGATGGGTTTGTCTTGCGAAGTTCCTCAGTGTACTCAGCCATCATTTGCGAAGACTTTTTGTGCTTGTTCTGCACCATGATGCTGGCTGTGAAGTCCTTCATATACGTTTTGACGTAATCAGGATGAAAGCAATTTATTATTTGATTAGTCGCGGTCATTGAATGATTCCATTAAAAAAAGAGATGTGATGTAAATGGCTGCAACGCCAATGAATGTGATGAAGCCAATGCCAAGCAAGAAGCAAAGCAGGGCAATGTTTGAGATGTCTTCAGTTGCAAAGTCATTCATGGTGTACCACCACGCTTGATACGGCATTGCAGAGCAAAGCCCCATCCTAGCCCCCAAATAGTCCAAAGCCATCTGTCAATGTATGGCCAAAACTCAGGGTTACTGTTCCAGTTAATGAACCCAAGCAAGACGTAGACAACTGCCAGCATGATTGGGTACGCGATCAGGTCAATATATTTCATGGTTTGCTCCTAAATTCCTTGATGCCCACTCTATGAACTTTTTGTCTGTTTGTACTCGTTTGCTTGGATTGTTTGGTGGTGGTGGTTTGCGTTTATTCGCAACAGCTTTTGGCTTTGCTTCTGGCTTGTTAGGCCACGGCGCGTTAGGTGCAAGTACAGTTTTAATAATCATCTTCAATCTCTCTTGGTTCTATGCCAGAGCCGTGGCACTTACGACAGGCTGCACCGTCATACATACCTTCACCGCATCCACCACACCAGCTACACACTTCTTCTTCGTCATCTTCTTCTAGTTCATCTTCCATCACGCACTCAATGCAACTGCAATGAGTTGTTCCACAGTTCTGAGGTTTGTTCATTTTTGCTCCTCATCTTCCATTGCAATACCAATACGAACAACAAATAAAGCAAAAACAAAACCACAAATAAAACCCCAAGCAATCAATATTTGTTCAAAAAATGTCATGTTTTCTCCAATACTGAACGTGCTTTACGCATCTTGATTTCTTTTTCAACGATCTTCATGGCTTGTTCAAGTTCACCAATTGTGGTGATTTCCAACTGAGCATCATGCACGAGCATGGTTTCAACAATCGCTGTCAGCTCCTCAGCCTTCAACACAAACCTGTCATCACGACTCACCCCACGCTTGGCAACTTCAAGCAAAGCATCTTGGCCAGCTTTAATTTCCTTTGCGTAGTCATCGCCAATCTTCATTCGTGACAATGCTTCTGCAATGTTGAACGCGCCAATGATTGTGTCAATGTCAATGCGTCCAGCTTCACCTTTGCGCAAGCACTCCAAGGACTCATGGTTCTTGATCTTCAAGTGCAAGACAGCGTCACCTGTCTCGCTGATATTTCTGAAGCCATTGATGACCCAAGTGATTGCGTCAAGACGAACACCTTTGGGTTTGTACTTCTTACGGGGTTTGCTCACTTCTCAAGCTCCATATTGCTAATCTGCTCATGCAGTGACTCAATCTCTTGTTCGTATTCCTCAAGCTGCTTGACCAAATCGCAAAGCAACGTAGCAATCTTTGATGTACCAACAGCTTGGTAGGCTTCCAGTTCACGCGCCATCAGCAGGGCTTGGATGCGGTTTTTCATGTCTTACTCCTTGATGCCGTGGGCGGCTTCGATGGCTCGGGCAAACATCTCAGGTGTCGTTTTGCTGCCACAAGGAAACGCAAGGCTAAGTGCATACTGTTTTGCAATTTCACGCACTTGCTCATCCGTCAGCGGCTTGCGCTGTGGTGCAATCTTGTGTCCTTCTGACGCACAAACTCCAGTCAACAAACAATCGCCTGTCCTAACCTTTGGCTGCTCTGGATAATGACAAGGCCCATCATTACGGTGAATGACACCAAGGTTAGTTATGTCTCCACAATAGCAATGTTGACCATAAAAAGCATCCCAAGCAGCCATGTAAACAGAACTGGCGTGACCAGCATACAAACGCTCGTCATAACCTTCCATTGAACATTCATCCATTGCCTTGAGCATTTCTGGCGTTGCTTCTCTTGGCATTAGTTTTAAGTTTTGCTCTGGCTCTTTGGGTTGTGCCTTAGGTACGGGTGGATGTGTGTAGAGAGGCAAACAGTTATCCCATGCTTTTGTTGCATAGAAAATTGGCTCCATCTCTTGATTGCCAAAAATATCTTCATTCCGATACCACGCCACAGGCTCCAAGTGCTCGCTAACGCTTCGCTGTTCTGTCTGTGTCAACGGGGGATCAAAGACGACAGGCCCGCCCCACATTGCCCATGCCTTGCCGATGCACTTAGGCTCCTGCTTATGTTGCTCCGCAACGGCTGGCTGTGCCAACTGATTACGCAATCGTGCAATCTCAGTACGCAACTCGCACTCTTTGCTCATGTTTTCGTGCGGGTGGCTGCGTGTGCAATCCTGCTCTGGCTGTGCCAAGGTTTCTTTGATGGCTGTGATGGCTGGTTTAAAAACCGTTTCTTTATCCATCCGCAAATCAGCATCAGAAAGTCCAAGTCGCATACCTAAACGCTCAACTATTCGCACGGATTCTTCCGCCTTCTCCAACGCCTCAAGCGCCATATTCAATGCTTCTGTTTGTGTCATTTCTGCTCCATGTAATTAAGTGCGTGCCAGTACAGGAATGAAGCCATAGTCATCAACATATCTTTGGCTTCTTGGTTTTCTTTTTTCTTCATGTCTTCTGCCATGTAGCACCATTGCAGTTCACCAAGGCTGTACGCATGAGGGTTTATTTTTTCATCTTCTTTGATGACTTTTGCCAACTCAGAAAAGAACTTGATTTGTTCCGTTGACTTCATTGCCCAAAACGCTTGAGCCATAATTTCTGGAGTGACTTTGATGTTTGCTGTTGCATTAGTCATAGCGGAGCCTCTGGCAGTTGTGCGCGTTGTTGTTGCGCGTATTCTTTGATTTGCTTGTGCGTCCACGGTGTTGGTGGATGTGTTGGGAAGGGCCAGTTCACAGCTTCTGCTCCTTCATATTCACGCTTCGCGTATGTTCACGCTCCTGCTTAACACCACCAAGCCAACCAGCCATTGCGCCACGGCTTGCAGCTTCACGAATCATGGTGGCCAGCTCATCAGGACGAATCACACCAACCTTGCCACCTGAACGGCGAATGAAGTCAGTCACGATGTCGTCAATATCGTTTTGTAGTTGCTCAGACATAAATTGTTCTTCTCCAAAAAGCATTAGGCAAACAGATGGCAAACCAAGAAACCAGCAGCAAAGGCAAGCGTGATGTGAACCCAGTATTCGGTTTGCTGTGATGCGTCAGAGCTGCTGCCTTCCATCCATTCCCAACGCTGGCGTTGCTCAATGGCTTTTACTGTGTTGGGGAAAGCATCCTGCATGGTGCGTGGATAGGTACGAGTTGTGTTGTTGAGTTTCATTTGATTACTTTCCAGTTGATGTCGATGATTTGTGGATTTGCAAGTTCTACTGCATATTCAATTGCTTGTTGTTTTGACTTCTGACCACCTTCATCTTCACTGGCAAAACTCTGAAATGACTGTTTTTGCTGCCATGAAAAGAATGTCTTAACTTCTACATTCCAGCGATGCCATACACCATCAGGTGGCGATTTACGAATTCTTACTTTCATGGTTTCAATCCTTAGTGGTTGTTGATGAGTGAATCATATCACACTTGATTAGGTAGACAAGGATTATTTTATTGGATGTGCTTTTTTTGCAACAAATCCCTAAAATCCTACACGGTGGGTCGGTTTCTCCCACCTATGCTGTGCAGTTCTCCCCTGCGCAGTTGCCTTTGAATGGGTGGCAGTTCGCGCTGTCACCCATCTTTTTAACCTTCGTGATTATGTCGTCAAGTTCATGTTAACATACTACGCATGAACACTTCAACATACATCACAGACATCAAGGCCAAAGCCGAAGCTGCTGGCTTCAATATGGCAGAGGTCAGCCGTAAAGCCGAGATTGACCAAGCGCAAGTCTCTCGGTGGATTTCAGGCAAGACAGTTCCATTGGTGTCATCCGTGGACAAGCTCAAGGCTGCGCTGGACGAGCTAATCGCACAGCGTATTGCACAGCTCACCAAGGACTCAGCATGATTCGCGTCATGGGCGTGGACATTGGTGCTGCTGGCGCTTTCTCCTTGTACGTCAATGGCAAGTTCGAGCGTGTAATTGATATGCCTTGCGTTGAGGTCATTCGTGGTGGCAAGAAAAAGAACCACATCTCTGCACAAGGTGTGGCTGCTGCCATCAAGGAATTGAATCCAACACACGCAGTGGTGGAGAAGGTCGGCGCAATGCCCAACCAAGGCGTGACTTCGATGTTCGCGTTTGGTCGTGCTGCTGGAATCATTGAAGGTGCATTGGCTGCTCTCAATGTGCCAGTGACGTACGTCACACCACAAGCGTGGATGAAGACAACGCAATGCGGCAAAGGCAAGGATGCAATTCGTCATCGCTGCATGGAGCTGCACCCAGAGCATCAGCAACTGTTTGCGCGAGTGAAGGACAGTGGCAGATCGGATGCCACGATGATTGCTTATTACGGAAGCAAACTATGACCGACAACAAAACAGAAACCGAAGTGATGCGCGAGCATATTGTGTGGCTTGGCTCAGAGCTGATGAAGACGCAAGCGCAGCTCACAGCTCGCAACAACATCTTGCAAGATATGCTGAACCCTGATGTGATGGGTTGGTCTATTCCACATGAGGTGCGAGCCACCATTTACAACTTATTCAGCCAAGAGCGTGAGGAGGAGGCTCAATCATGGAATCGAAAGTAAATCGCGCATTGCTGTTGCAGCAATTCTTGGCTTCATTTGCACACGCAAGACAAAACGCCATTGATGATGGCGGCTTTGAAAACGCAATGACACATCACTTCTTTTGGCTACTTCATGCAGACGAATATGTCGAGCTTGTAAGGTCAATGACAGAAGAAGAAAGCACAAAATTTATGTTGGCAAAAAATTGCTTTGATTAACAACAATACGAAAGAAAGAAACCATGATTAAGCTAAGACCATCAGCAGCATCGCGCTGGATTAACTGCCCTGCATCAGTCAAGCTGTGCGAAAACATCCCCAACAGTCCAGCAGGGGAAGCAGCGCAGATTGGCACAGCCATTCACGCAGTCGCTGAGACTTGCATCTTGACGGGTGTATCTCCATACGACTTTGTTGGCAAGGAAGTTGAAGGTATCTTCATCACTGACAACAACGCTGACTTTGCACAGAAACACGTTGACCACATCCGTGATCTAGAGCTGCGCTTAGGCACACTGAAGGTAGAGCAGTACGTCACAGCCTTCAAGAGTGATGCAGTTGAGCTTGGCGGCACAGCAGACGTTATGGCGTACAGCTTCGATCAGGACACGCTGTGCATTGCTGACTTGAAGACAGGTCGCGGTTACGTTGATGCTGATTCAGATCAGATGAAGATTTACGCTATCGGTGCGATGCGTTCACTCAAAGAAGAATTCAAGAACATCGAGCTGGCGATCATTCAGCCGCATCATGGTGAGCCACGCACTCACAAGATGACGTTCAAGGAGCTGAACGATTGGACTGCGTTAAACCTAACTCCAGCTCTTAGTGAGATTGCCAAAGGCACTACAACACCAACGCCATCAGAGAAGGCTTGCCAGTGGTGTCCAGCTAAAGCAACTTGTCCTGCGCACGTTGAACAGTTCAATGAGATTGCAGCGCAGCCCCCAATGCACGAGATGAGCGAGGAAACCATTGGCGCAATGTTGGCCAAGGTGGACATGGTGGAGGACTACATAAAAGCCTTACGCAAGTACGCCACAGAGCGCTTGGAAGGTGGCGCTGTGGTTCGTGGTTGGCAGTTGCAACCCAAACGCGCATTGCGCAAATGGAAAGATGAAGCAGCAGCAGCAGACGCGCTCATCTCCCACGGAATTAGTCGGGAATTGATTTACACAACTTCAATCATTAGTCCCGCAGAAGCAAGCAAACTGTTGTCTAAAGACGACAGAGTGTTGCTGGATGACATCACCAAAAAAGAAAGTTCTGGATTGACGCTTGCAAGAGCAGTCGGTCTTGGTGAATAATCCACTCCCGCCACACATCGTGGCATTTTTAAACTCGAAAGGCTCAAATGCTTAATCTCTCATCCTCTGGTGGTTCAGGTAACTACATCCGTTTCATGCCATCTGCAAACGCTTGGCTGAACAACGCTAAAGAAGAAATCCAATTGAAGAAGGTGGTCTTCGACATCGACAATGTGCAAACAGGTTGGATGTTGTTGGCTGAAGGTGCGCGTGATTGGCAACCTGATGCAGCTCTTGGTCAGAAGGGCAAGCAGCCATCTCCTGAGCATAAGCGCGGTTTCTCCGTCAAGTTCTACAACAAAGAACTTGGAACTGTGGAGTGGAGTGCAAACGGTACAGGTCCAAACATGGGCTTGGAAGCTCTCTACAAAGCAGCATCAGCAGATCGCGCTGCCAATGCTGGCAAGTTGCCAGTGATTGAGTACACGGGTAGCAAGTTGGAGAAGATCGGGAAGGGTACGACTCGTATCCCTAACTTCAACGTGGTGTCATGGGTTGCAAAGCCTGAAGGCATGGATGCTCCTGCTGATGATGGTGAGCAGGACTTCGACAACTCAGGCAAGTTGAGCATGAGTCAGTCAGGTTTGTCACAACCTAAGTCAGCGATGGCGCAAGCTGTCGAAGATGACGAGATGTTCTAAACATCAATGAAAAGACGGGGCTGCTTAACGGCGGTCCCGTTTTTTTGTCACTATGAAAATACTCAACGAAGAATTTATGGAGTTGCTCGTAATTGCATTGGCTCAAAGGGTCTATGAATTGGAGCAGCGTTTAGAAACACTAGAAGAATTTGAAGGATACGAAGATGAAGAAGCCGCATAAACACGCAGAACTCATCAAGGCTTGGGCTGATGGTGCAGAGATTGAATACTTCGACAAAATTTGTCACGCTTGGCTTATCTGTCAGAAGCCACCAACTTGGGAAGAAGAAAGTTCTTATCGCATTTTAAAAGTGCCAAAGCCTGATTACACAGATACAACATCTGTTTACAGAAACCTAAATTACAGATTTGAAAACGAGCGTTTAAAAAATACATATACCCTTGGGTTTGCGCCTGATTACATTGGTGAGTTAAAACTTACCTTTGACGGCGAGACAGGCAAACTGAAATCAGCGGAAGTTTTATAAATGCAAGCCGAACAAATAGCAAAGGCGCTAGGCAACGCGAAGAAGGTCAATGGGAGCTGGTTAGCGTCATGCCCACTGCCTACGCATGGGCAAGGCAACGGTGACAAGAATCCATCACTCTCAATCACTGATGGCCCTGACAGCAAACCGCTGTTCAAGTGCCATGGTGGGTGCGATCAGCATGATGTCTTCCAAGCCATTAGGGATTACGGATTGTTGCCAGACTTGGAGCCACGCGCAGAACTGTTAGCGTCAATCAAGCCAATCCAGCAGACAACGCTGGAGCAGGAGTGGCACTACACGGATGAGGACGGTGTGACGCTGTTCATCAAGCAGCGTTACAAGACGTATGACGCGAAGGGTAAGACGTATAAGCAACTCAGGGTGGACGAGCAGGGGCGTAGACACGCAACCATCACTGGTGCGAAGATTGTCCCGTACAACTTGCCAGAGGTGGAGCAAGCCAGAGTCAACAACCGAACCGTATTCCTGACGGAAGGCGAGAAGGCTGCTGACGCGCTCAAGTCAATCGGTGTCTGTGCGACTTGTACCCATCAAGGTGCAAGCAGCTTCCCTGAAGATGCAATCCAGTACTTCTCAGGGCTGAACGTGGTCATCCTGCCAGACAACGACAAGGTTGGTTGGGAGTTTGCGAAGAAAGCGGTCAAGGCCATCAAAAACGTGACGAACAGCATCCGAGTCGTTGACTTGCCACTGGAAGACATCAAGGAAGATGCTTATGAGTACGTGAACAGGTACGGTTACGACAAGCAGGACTTGGCAGCAATCACGAAGAAGGCTGAGAAGATCAGCAGCGAAGATGACGTAACGATTCCTGAACGCTTCATCCAAGCAGAGGAAAAAGCAACAGAGCCGCAGCCAACGCTAGAGCTTGGTACGTCAACCATCCAAACACAACGTCAACCATTCAAGATTGAACAGCTAGACGACATCGACGACGAGCCTGTGGAGTGGCTCATTGAAGGTGTCATTCCCAAAAAGGCTTTCGTAGCACTGTACGCACCACCAGCGAGCTTCAAGTCATTCGTGGCATTGGACATTGCGGAGTGTATTGCCACGGGCAGGGAATTCCTGACTAAAGAAGTCAAGCATCAAGGTGCAGTTCTTTACATTGCCGGTGAAGGTCACGGTGGTATCGGTGCGCGTATCAAGGCCATGAAGAAGCATCACAACACGCCAGCCGGTGCGCCTGTCTTCTTTCTACGCAAGCAAATCAACCTGCGAAGCAGCGCCACTGACATCCAAGACCTGATTCAAGCCGTGGATGACATCCAAGCAACCCACGATATTCAGTTTGAGTTGGTAGTGATTGACACATTAGCCAGAGCCTTTGGTGGTGGCAATGAGAACGCCAGTGAGGACATGGGAGCCTTCATCACAGCAGCTGGTGCAATCCAAGGAAGATACAACTGCGCATTGCTAGTCGTCCACCACGCTGGTAAGGATGCCACCAAGGGATTGCGTGGACATTCAAGCCTATTAGGTGCAGTGGACACGGAATTGGAAATCATCCGCATTGAGGACGCGCCAAAAGGAATCTTGCACATCAGCAAGCAAAAGGACGGTGAGGACGGACAGAGGTACGGATTCCAGATGATTACGGTGGAGTTATCCACAACACATTTGGGATTTGATTCTGTAAGCTCATTAGCCGTGGAAGTGGACAATGAGATGAATGTGAATCAAGCTAGAGGACAAGCGCAACCACCAGACAGGACAGGCGGTGGAAGGAACCAACAACTGGCGCTCAACTGTCTGCACAGTGCCATCAAGAAGTTCGGGATGATGGAGAACATTGACGGCAAGAGAAACAAAGCAATCAAGTTGGACCAATGGAGGGACGAGTTCAAGGCAAAACTTGGCAGCGATGTGGAGCCACAAACATTCACGAAAGCATGGGCAAGGGTAAAACTTGGACTCAGTGAACTCGAAAAGGTTGAGATTCACAACGATTGGTGTTGGGCAATCTATGCTGAGAACGATGGTTCAGGTACTGTGATTCCATTCAGTAAATGAGGACAGGACAAATGGACAAATGGGGACAAATGGAGGACAAATGGGAAAGCCATTTGTCCCGACAATTGGGAGGACAAATGGGGTGTGGGTCTATAAGACACACCCATATGTCCTTTTGTCGCAGTCGATTTGGGATGTATTTGTAAGAAAAGTGTAAGAGAAGAAAAAGGACAGAAACGTGGCAACTAGGAACATAAAAAAGAAGGTGGAGCAGCCGAGTATTCCTTCGGACCCTTTTGAGTTGTTTATGCGAAGCAAGTTGATTGAATTGATTAACGTCAAACAACAGCATGAGCAGAAGTGGGGAGTTGAAAGGATTATTGGTTTGGTGGATGAGGGGTTTCGTACCAAGGTCTGGCAACAGAACGAAAGAATCTTCTTGGCGCAGAAGCAGCGTGATGAAGTCAGGTTGGCAAAGGCAGTGGATGGGATGAAGAAGGCTTATGCGGCACTGGATGCGTGGGCTGTGGAGCATGGCGTAAGCCAGTCTCCGCGTATTAAGCATTGCCAACATCTGATGGCTGACGGGTCAATCATGGTGGTTGTGGAGACTTACGAGGACGCGATGCTCTTTGACCAGATGATGGGGCATGATGACAAGCGTCACATCTGGTGCATGGAAGAGCTTGAGCTGGTGATGAACGCTGAGGTGGTCAAGGAAACTATGGCGCTGAAGCGTCAGTATCCACAAGCTCAGATGGTGAGGCTTGATAAACCACCGACAAAGTTTCCTGAAGGTGGGAAGACAGGGCTTGATGACATGGTTGGAGATGATGGAATATTAGACGGCTCTCGCGCTCCAAAGGTGTTTGATACAAATACAGTCAAGAAGGCAATGCAAAAAGGCCTCTAGGAAGCGTTTTAAGCATGATTAAACGCGTTAAAAAAGAAAGTTAATACCCGCGCTAGGGTTTTGAATTAAAAACGATTGTAGGAGTTAAGAAAATGGCTGGTAACAAAAAGAAGGTTCACGACATGGCAATGCTTGATACGTTGCCGAAGGAGCAACTTGCCAATATGTTTGAGGCTGGAATGTCTGAAACCCGCATCTGCGTTCAACTTGGTGTAAGTAAGCGGGCACTAACTTCGTGGCTAGACCTTCCCGAGAACGAGGGCTTCCTCTCACGCGTACGCGCGAGGGCTGCCGATCATCTCGTGGCACAGACCATCGAAATCGCCGATGAGACGGACATTGCAGAGGTTAACAAAGCTCGTTTACGCGTCCAAACGCGCCAATGGGTAGCTGAACGCTGGAATCCAGCAGCGTACGCACAGAACAAGATGCCGAGCGTTACGGTCAATCTGGCTAACTTGCGGCTTGATGCGCTGCGACATGGCGAGTTCATCGAGGCTGAGTTACCCACAGACAAACTGAGCTAAGTTGTCCAAGTTATCCACAGTCGTCTTGATTTGTTGCAGCGATGCAACACAATCCATGTATAGGCTGTGGGCAACACTGAAATAACTTTACATAATGGACATTGTATAAAGTACGTACACGCTTTAGTATTCACTCTGCATCTAGGCAAGGACTGTGCCAGCCTGACCCGCCCTTGACCCCCCCGTAGGGGCGTGTGGCGGGGCGGCTGCTACAGACGCAAGCCCACACCTACCAAAAAATAATTTAATAACGCACCCCCTGCCACCCCCTTATTAAAGCAATGCTCAAAAAAATTTAAAAAATTACGGCACAATCCCCACATGACTAAAGAATCAACACCAAAAGAAACCACCATTATTCATGGCGACTGCTTGGAGAAGCTAAAAGAGTTGCCAGATAACAGCGTAGACAGCATAGTGACTGACCCGCCTTACGGTCTTTCATTCATGGGCAAGAAGTGGGACTATGACGTTCCAAGCGAAGATATATGGCGCGAGTGCTTCCGAGTGCTAAAGCATGGCGGTCATCTTCTTTCATTCGCGGGGACACGCACACAGCACCGAATGGCTGTTCGTATCGAAGACGCTGGCTTTGAAATCCGAGACATGATTGCTTGGGTTTACGGCTCTGGGTTTCCGAAGTCTCACAACCTGAAAGACGAATGGCAGGGATGGGGAACAGCCTTGAAGCCTGCACTGGAGCCAATCACCGTAGCGCGTAAGCCACTAATCGGTACAGTTGCGGCCAATGTGCTTGAGCATGGCACAGGGGCTTTGAATATTGATGGTTGTAGGGTTGGCGTATCTTCAGACGACCCTAATCACAGGAATCAGCTTGACAACAACAGCTCAGAAAAGTCAATGTTTGGTATTGGCGGAACAGGTTGTTTAGGCTCAGGCCGCTGGCCAGCCAACCTAATCCACGATGGAAGCGATGAGGTGCTCAATGGGTTTCCTGTGACTGGGCCAAGCAAGGTTCAAGCAAGAAATCAACAAGAGCGTAGAGATCAGCCATCTAAAGGGTTTGAATATGCAAGAACTGGCGTAATGGGGCATAACGACAGCGGTGGCAGCGCAGCCCGCTTCTTCTACTGCGCCAAGGCCAGCAAGAAAGATCGTGATGAAGGGCTTGAGGATTTTACGCCAGCCAAGACCAACGATGGCCGAAAGTTTGACGCAGACAACGCTTATCAAAGAGGCGCAACACTTCGCGCCAACGTCCACCCAACAGTCAAACCAACCGACCTGATGCGCTACCTGTGCCGCTTGGTAACTCCACCAAACGGAATTGTTCTCGACCCTTTTATGGGAAGCGGCTCCACGGGTAAGGCTGCGCGTCTTGAGGGCTTCAACTTCATTGGCATTGAGCGCGAGGCTGAGTATGTTGAAATCGCCAAGGCTCGTATTGACGCAGCTATCAAGGTAGACTTGTTCACATGACTAAAGAATCAACACCAAAAGAACCAAAGAAGAAGCTGCACCCAGACACGCAGGAGCTGGTGGACAACGCGATTAAGAAGCAAGAGGAAAAGATCGCAGCAAACCCTTTTGTGGCTTTCACGGCTCGCTACCGCAACAACCCCGTGTTGTTTGTCAAGGAAGTCCTGAACACCACGCCTGATGCTTGGCAAGAGACGATGCTCAACCACATCGCCAAGGGTGAGCGAAGAATCAGCGTCCGAAGTGGTCACGGAGTTGGTAAGTCAACAGGCGCTTCATGGGCAATCATCTGGTATCTCTTACTGCGTTACCCCGTCAAGGTCGTTGTCACAGCCCCCACGTCTAGCCAACTGTATGACGCGCTTTTCGCGGAATTGAAGCGATGGGTCAAGGAGTTACCACCGACTTTGAGAGATATGCTTGAAGTCAAGCAAGACCGTATCGAGGTTAAGGAAGCCCAAACCGAAGCCTTTGTGTCAGCGCGTACATCCCGCGCCGAGCAACCCGAAGCACTGCAAGGTGTCCACAGCGAGAACGTGATGCTGATTGGGGATGAGGCTTCCGGTATTCCTGAACAGGTCTTCGAGGCTGCTGCTGGTTCAATGTCCGGCCACAACGCTGTGACCCTACTTTTGGGCAACCCCGTCCGAAGCTCAGGCTTCTTCTACGACACCCACAACCGTCTGTCAGGCGATTGGGTGACGATGAAGGTTTCTTGCGTGGACTCGCCACGAGTTTCAGAAGCCTACGTTGAGGAGATGAAAGCTCGCTACGGCGAGGAATCAAACGCATATCGGATTCGCGTCCTTGGTGAATTCCCCCGTTCTGACGACGACACCGTAATTCCAATGGAGCTGCTGGAACTTGCCAAGCACCGAGATGTTGAGGCCAGCCAACACGCAAAGCTGATATGGGGTTTGGACGTTGCTCGCTTTGGTGGCGATAGGTCTGCTCTGGCCAAGCGCCAAGGCAATGCACTGGTGGAGCCAATCAAGACTTGGAAGAACTTGGACTTGATGCAACTCACCGGCGCAGTCGTTGCCGAGTGGGAAGCCCTGCCATCCAGCCAACGCCCACATGAAATCTTGGTGGACTCGATTGGTCTTGGCGCTGGCGTAGTTGACCGACTGCGTGAGTTGGGTTTGCCTGTTCGTGGCATCAACGTGTCTGAGTCGCCAGCGATGGGACAGACTTACAAGAACTTACGCGCCGAGCTTTGGTACAAAACCAAGGCTTGGTTTGAGGCTCGTGACTGCCGTATCCCTTCAGACGAGGAGCTGGTGGCTGAATTGGCCACAGTGCGTTACTTCTTCACGTCCAACGGCAAGATTCAGATCGAGTCCAAGGATGACATCAGGAAACGCGGATTGCGCTCCCCCGACAAGGCTGATTCGCTTGTACTGACGTTTGCTACCGATGCCGCGATTGGTATGTTCGGCGCTAACACTGCGCAGCAATGGTCAAAGCCGCTGCGCCGTAATGTGTCTAGAGTTGCATAATCTAGTCATTCCATTAACTTTGAAGGGGTAAGCCATGAAGAAAACAAAGACTGAGAAGAAGATTTCCAAGGTATACAACGAGTTCAAAGCTGGCACTTTGCACTCAGGTAAAGGCGGTCCAGTTGTGAAGTCCAAAGCTCAAGGCTTGGCGATTGCCTTGTCTGCTGCTGGCGTTAAACCTAAAAAGAAAATGAAGTAATGGCTACCTCAATCCCTAAACAATACGAAAGCGCGATGCGCCAAATGATGTCTGAAGGCGACAGCTCAAGCTGCCCCATCGCCACACAAGACATTACCGTCAATTTGAAGAACCGCGCAAAAGCCATCACCACGGCTAAGTACGGTCCTGAGAATCCAACCCTGCCAAACACCAAGTTTTGGCAAAACAAGGCTGACCAATGGGATGTGTCCGTAGAGGATGCCAAGAAGTCTCGTTGCGGTAACTGCGCTGTGTTCGTGGTGTCCGACAAGATGAAGAACTGCATTGCTGAAGGCATTGGCAATGAGTCTGATCCTTGGGGTGCAATCAAGCTGGCTGATCTAGGCTACTGCGAAATCTTCGACTTCAAGTGCGCGGCACAACGTACCTGCGATGCTTGGGTTGTTGGTGGACCAGACACGGGTGAGGAATCTTGATTCCAATCTGCATCTCCACAGTACATGGCAAAGGGTTGCCTGTACTGCTTGAATCCATTAAGCAATACGCGCCAGAGGCGTATGTTTATCTTCGTGGCCCTGAGTCCGTGATTGGGAAGTCAGAGCATTTGGCTAACGCTCGCATCATGGTTGGCGAGCCACGCAACTTCGGCGAGGACTACAACGACATCATTGACGATGCGTTGAAGTACCACACAGCTTGCATCGTCTGCAATGATGATGTTGTTTTGACCCCCACCAGCTATGCCAGACTACTTGAAGACGTTGCTACGATTCGTGAGTTGGAGCCTTCGGTTGGTTGGGTTGCTGCTCGTTGCGATGCTTCTCGTGCTGTGCAGAACATCAGGTTCAATCGGGAAAACGAGAAAATAGACATGATGAAGTTCCACGCCGAGAACTACATCTTCCCCACCGATGTCGTCAGCCCGATCTTTGCGTATGTCTCGCGTGAGGCATGGAACCACGGACGCTTTGGGCCTTTGAACTGGTACTCAGACGATGTGTCCTGCTTGGATATGTCGGCCAAGGGTTACTCGCATTACGTTTCAACTTCGTACGTCCACCACGTTGGGAGCCAAACAGTTGGCCTTGACGCTAAAGAATTAGTCCTTGAGGCTCTGCCTTGGATACAGGAAAACCGTCCACAGTATGTCGAACAATTCTTTGGTTCTTAATTTAGGCTCTGGCAAGGATTGGCGCGAAGACTGCATTAACGCAGACATCCAGCGTCGAATCAAATCCGATTGGTGTCTTGACATTCAGGATGTTCATTGGGGTTCTTTGCTTGTGACTCGCAAGGGAGACTATCGCGTCAAGCCTGAGATGTTTGATGTCATCTTGGCCAACGATGTGCTGGAACACGTACCCGATCTTGTCAAGACCATGACCAACTGCAAGGAATTGCTCAAGGAAGGTGGCGAGATGCGCATCAACGTGCCTTACGACCTGTCTTATGGCGCGTGGCAAGACCCCACCCATGTACGCGCCTTCAATGAAAAGTCGTGGCTGTACTACACAGATTGGCATTGGTATCTAGGTTGGGAAGATCGTTTCCACCTGAAGCATCTGGAGTTCACGCTCTCAAGCGTTGGGGAAAGTCTAAAATTACCGCAAGATGAGATTTTGAGGACTCCACGGGCTGTGGACTCCATGTACGTCATATTGCAAAAGGGCAAGAAATGAAAGTTCCATACGAGTTTGAGTCCGAGACTACCAGCGCTTTGCTCAACAAGGCTAAAGAGCAAATCGAGGACATGATGGAGTCCAAAGACCCTGAAGAAGTCAAAGAGGAAGAAGCCGAACACCAGCCAATGGATGACGAAGAACTTGAGGCCATGATTGGCCAAGAGATCACAGACGCTGTTTCCTACATCGACTCAGACTTGTCGCCTATTCGTGCGATGGCGACACGCTACTACCGTGGCGACCCCTTTGGCAACGAAGAAGAAGGCCGTTCACAAGTTGTGGCAATGGAGACACGCGACACCATCTCGGCCATGATGCCTTCACTGATGCGCGTATTCTTCAGCTCAGAGAACGTGGTCGAGTTTGTCCCGCGTGGCCCTGAAGATGTGAAGAACTCACAACAAGCCACAGATTACGCTAACTACGTGTTCACGGCTGACAACAATGGCTTTATGACCGCATACGCCACGTTCAAGGACGCTTTGGCTCGCAAGTGCGGCATCATGGAAGCCGTCTGGGAAGAAACTGAAGAAGTGCGCATTGAGCAATATTCTGGCCTTGATGACCAGACTTTGCAGCTTTTGATGCAAGAGCCAGAAGCTGAGATGAAGATCGTTGTGTCTTATCCAGACGATGCAATGCAAGGCGAGATGCTGCTTGACCCAATGACGGGCGAGCCAATGCCACCAGCCATGCTGCACGATGTCGAGATCAAGCGCATCGTCAAGTCTGGCCACATCCGCATCAACTCTGTTGCACCAGAAGAATTGCTGCTTTCGCGTCAAGCTCTGGACTTCGAAAACGCACCAATCATTGGTCGTCGCAAGATGGCTTCTGTGGCTGAATTGATTGCTATTGGATACGACGAAGACGAAGTGATGGAGTATGTTGGCTCGTCTGACTTGGCTGATAATGAAGAAAACTTGGCTCGTCATGCCTTGAACAATCAGCAGTTCACAGATCAAAGTGCCAACCCAATGGAGCAGCGCGTCCTGTACTGCGAAGTCTACGTGCGCGTTGACTTTGACGGTGATGGCATCCCTGAGTTGCGCAAGGTCTGCACGATGGGTCCAAGCTACGAAGTAAAGCGTAATTTGCCTTCAGCTTACATCCCATTTGTGGCCTTCCCATGCGACCCAGAGCCACATACTTCCCCACTAGAAGCTGGTTCAATCTTTGACATCACCCACGACATTCAAGAGATCAAATCTGAGATTCTGCGCAATACGTTGGATTCATTGGCTCAGTCGATTCACCCACGTACTGCCATCGTTGAAGGCCAAGTCAACATTGACGATGTGCTGAACAACGAAACAGGCGCTGTCATCCGTATGCGTGCGCCAAACATGGTGCAAACCTTTGCACAGCCATTTGTTGGCCAAGCTGCCTTTCCAATGCTGGACTATGTGGACAGCATTAAGGAAGACCGTACCGGCATGAGCAAAGCCGCAATGGGCTTAAACGCTGACGCTTTGCAGTCTTCGACACGTGCTGCTGTGAACGCCACTATCAGCGCCAGCCAAGGCCGTATTGAGCTGACTTCTCGTTTGCTGGCTGAAGGCATGAAGACCCTGTTCAAGAAGATTTTGTTCTTGACGGTCACACACCAAGACAAAGCTCGCATGATTCGCTTGCGCAATGAGTGGGTGCAGATCGATCCACGTTCATGGGACACGTCTATGGATGTGGCTGTGAACATCGGCTTGGGCAACGGCGACACCAACGAGAAGCTGGCTGCCTTGGCTCAGTTCTCTGCCAAGCAAGAGTCAATCATCAACCAATACGGCTTGGATAACCCTGTTGTGTCACCACAGCAGTATGTCCGTACCTTGCGCAAGATGGTTGAGCTATCAGGCTTCAAGGACGCATCCAGCTACATCAATGACTTGCCAGACGATTGGAAAGCACCTGCCAAGCCAGAAGCCAAGCCATCTCCTGAAGAAGTCTTGGCTCAAGTTCAGGCTCAGTCTATCCAAGCCGACATTCAGAAGAAAGCGGCGGAACTAGAGCTGAAGCGTCAGCAAATGATGATGGATGATGATTTCCGTCGAGATCAAATGAATCAGGACAGACTACTTAAACAATACGAACTTGAGTTAAAGTACAACACACAGATCAGCACTGCACAAATCGTGGCAGAGCAGAATGTGAATCGTGAGATAGTCAAAGAGCAATCGGCAATTGTGCAAAACGCAGTGCAACAAGTACAGCCTCAAGTGCAAGAGCCGTATATGCAACCCATCAACCCGCAAGGAATGGTCTAAATGAGCAATGAAGAAGCCGTGAGAAAAGGGAAGAAGGCCGAGAGTCTGATACAGGACGAAGCCTTCTCAGCAGCTCTGCTGCAAATGGAGAACGATGCCGTCTGGCTTTGGAAAAGTACGAAGTCAGAGGACACCGTGAAAAGAGAGAGCGCGTGGCACATGATTCAGGCGATTGAGCAGTTCCGTAACCAGATCAACAAGATCATGGATAACGGCAAGATTGCACAGCGTCAAATCGAACGCGCTCAGAAATCATTGGTATAAAGGAATTTGGAAATGTCAGACGGAAACGCCAACCCCACAGGGAGCATCCCCGCAGGTCCAATGTCAGTGGACGAAGCGTCCAATGCACTCGCTCAATTATTCGGCCCTGAAGAAGGACAAGCCGAAGAAGAAGTTGAGGCGCAGTTGTCATCCGATGAGGATGACGCGGCATCTGTCGATGAAGAACTAGACACGCAAGACGATGAGTCTAGTGACGAAACGACAGATGAACAGTCAGAAGATTCTGATGAAACCGAGGAAGACGAACAGCCACAAGTTTTCTCCGTCAAGGTTGACGGTAAAGAAATCGAAGTGACGCTGGAAGAACTCCAACAAGGTTACAGCAGGACCCAAGACTACACACGAAAGACGCAACAGATCGCTGAAACCCGTAAAGCGGTTGAAGCTGAAGCTGCTGCTATTCGTGCCGAGCGTGAACAGTACGCTCAGTTGTTAGGAGCGTTGCAACAGCAACTTGAGTCGGCTGGTGAACAGCCTATTGATTGGGACCGTCTTTACGCAGAAGACCCCATTGAATGGGTACGCCAGCGAGAGTTAGTGCGTGACAAGCAAGAAAGACAGGCAGCTATTCAATCTGAACAGCAGCGACTTTCTCAATTGACACAGCAACAACGTGCAGAGGAAATGAAGGCAACACTTGCGAAAGAAAGTGAAGAACTCATTAAAGCCATACCTGAGTGGAAAGACGAAAAGAAGGCGAAGGCTGAAAAGGCTTTGCTTATCGAGTTTGGCCAAAAGGTTGGTTACTCTGAAGAAGAACTCAAGAATGTTTTTGACCATAGGGCTGTCATCACACTGCGTAAAGCAGCGTTGTATGACCAGATGGTGTCTAAGCGTAAAGACATCAAACCCGTAGTCAACAACGGTCCACGACCAGTAAAGCCTTCGGCGGCTGGTCGTGTCTCCTCATCAACTGAAAGTACTCGCGCAAAACAGCGTCTTGCAAAAACTGGTCGCGTCGATGATGCGGCTAAAGCAATTGAACTTCTTATGAAATGAGGCACTTAAATGGCTATCGTAACTAACACATTCACCACCTTTGATGCCAAAGGCATCCGTGAAGACCTGTCAAACGTCATCACAAACATCTCTCCCGAAGAAACTCCTTACATGAGCAACATCGGTCGTGAGTCAATCAGCAACTCGTTGTTCGAGTGGCAGACTGACGCATTGGCTTCTGCTGCTGCTAACAAGCAGTTGGAAGGTGATGATGTCACTTCGTTTGACGCTGTGACAGCTACTGTGCGTTTGCAAAACTACGCTCAGATCAGCCGCAAGACAATCGTGTTGTCTGCTACTGAAGAAACCGTCAACAAGGCTGGTCGTAAGTCTGAATTGGCTTACCAAATCGCCAAGCGCGGTGCTGAGTTGAAGCGTGACCAAGAATTCACATTGTTGAACGGCGCTGTGGCTGCTGCTGGTAACAGTACAACCGCTCGTGGCACTGCTTCTTTGGGCGCTTTCGTGAAGACCAACGTGGATATGCAAACGAACGGTGCAAACCCTTCGTACACCACATTGCCTAACAGCGCACGTACAGATGGCAACGTCCGTACATTCACCGAAACCATCTTGAAGAACGTGATTCAACAAGTGTGGGCTGCTGGTGGTACACCAAAGATGTTGATGACAGGTCCAGTGAATAAGCAGCGCGTGTCTGGCTTCTCTGGTATCGCATCAAGCCGTTTCAACATTGACGGTGGCGCAAAGCCAGCGACTTTGGTTGGCGCTGTTGACATCTATGTGTCTGACTTCGGCAACGTGCAAGTTATCGCTAACCGCTTCCAGCGTGAGCGTGACGCATGGGTGATCGACCCTGACATGGCCAAAGTTACTACTTTGCGTCCTTACCAACAAGTTGAACTCGCCAAGACCGGTGACGCTGAGAAGCGTATGCTGATCGTGGAATGGGGTCACAAAGTGTTGGCCGAGAACGGCATGGGCTTGGCTGCTGACTTGATTACTTCTTAATCAAACCAAGGAAAGGGGCGGGGTAACTCGCCCCTTTTTTTATATGAACGAATCACGACTCTTTGACTATGACGAATACACAGGCTTAAAGAAGGTCTGGCATTACGACGAGGAAAAGGATGAGGCAACGATTGAGACTATTCAAGACGTTAACCCCATCATTGAGATGAACAAGATGGACTTAACGCAGTCCGACAACAACGGCTGGAAGGGCGAGTTCCACCATGTTGCAAGAATCCCTTTGTCGATTTACTACAAGCTGCAAGCTGAAGGCAAGCTAAATGACGATGCCTACATGAAGCGGTGGTTAAACGACCCCGATCAAAGATTCTTTCGCGTGAAAGAAGGACAAGTATAAAAAATGACACAAGAAACCAAATACATCGCGGTATGCACACCAGCAAGGGACATGGTCCACTCGAACTATACGTTCTGTCTCGTAAACATGGTCGCATACCACACACTCAACACACCAGACGCGATTGCTCTGAAGATCAACCAAGGCACACTGATTCAGAATCAACGTGCTGATCTATGCCTTGAGGCCATGCGAGAAGATTGCACTCATGTGCTTTTTATCGACTCAGACATGACTTTCCCGCAAGATATGGTGAGTCGTTTATTGGCGCACAACGAAGACATCGTTGCTACCAACTGCGCTCGTCGTCGTATGCCAACAGGACCAACAGCTCGCAGTTTAGATGGTGAGCTTATTTATTCAATGCCTGAATCAACTGGCTTGGAAGAAGTCGAGTCAATTGGCATGGGCGTGATGCTTATCAGTCGTAAGGTGTTCGAGAAGCTGTCAGAGCCATGGTTTGAAACTCCTTGGCGCACAGACAAGCGTGGCTATATTGGCGAAGACGTTTTTTTCTGTCGCAAAGCAAGGGCTGCTGGCTTTAAAATCTACATTGACCACGATGTGTCGAAGGAAATCGGACACATTGGGACATTTGAATTCAGGCACGAACACACTTGGGTGATGCGTGACTTGGAGAAAGCACAAAAGGCATCCTAATGGCACTTACGACATACTCAGAGCTGAAGTCCTCAGTTGCAGATTGGCTCAACCGAACCGATTTGACAACAACAATCCCAGACTTCATTTCGCTGGCAGAAGCGCAAGTTGAACGCAAGCTGCGAACCCGTCAAATGATTGTTCGCGCAAACGCAACTATTGACACTGAGTATGGCACTGTGCCTTCAGACTACCTTGAAGTTAAGTCTCTCAAGCTGCAAACGAACCCAATCACTCCTTTGCAATTTGAGACTATTGATGCTCTTGATGGTTTGCAAGCTCAATACCCATCAGCAAGCAAGCCACGATTCTTCTCAATCGTTGGCTCTCAGATTCGTACAGTTCCAACACCAGATTCATCCTACACGGCTGAACTTACCTATTACGCAAAGTTGACTAAATTATCAGATTCAGTGACCACCAATTGGTTGCTGACTTCTGCACCTGATGTCTATTTGTATGGTGCTTTGCTTCAGGCTGCTCCATACCTGAAGGATGATGCGAGAATTAGCGTATGGGCAACGCTGTATACGTCAGCAATGGAAGACTTACAAGTTGCTGATGATCGTGGTTCCACTTCTGGTGGCGCTTTGATTGCTAGAGCAAAAACTTTTGGATAAGGAATAAGAGATGTCATCTTTTAGCGATTACACCGAGAACCTCGTTCTCACTTGGCTGTTAACTAGCGGCTCTGCCACACGCCCCACAGCTTGGTATGTTGGTCTGTTCACTGCTGCCCCATCAGACACTGGTGGTGGTACTGAAGTTTCTGGCAGCGCTTACGCTCGTAAGGTCACTGGGACAATCACTGTTTCTGGTACTTCACCAACGACTGCAACCAACTCTGCTGCAATTGAATTTGCTGCTGCTTCTGGTGGTAACTGGGGAACAATCACCCACGCTGCAATCTTTGATGCTTCTACTGGTGGCAATATGCTGGCATGGGCTCCATTGACTACATCACGTACCATCAATGATGGCGATGTGTTCCGCATCCCTGCATCTAGTCTGACAGTAACTCTGACCTAATCATGGCAGCTTACGGCTCTGGCTATTACGGCGGGGGCAATTACTCTCGTGGAGTAAGCCTTGGAGCCGTAGCAATCGTAGATACTTCAACAGTATCTACAGCAGCAATTCGCGTCTGTGAAGGCGCGTTTTCTGTTTCTAGCGCCAGTTCTATTGCAGTTGCAGCCAATGTCGTAAAGCCAGACGCATCATTTACAGTTGAATCCACCAGCTCAGTTGCTGTTGCTGGTCAGCGTGTTGAAGATAGTGCTGTTGCCATTGCTTCTGCAAGTTCTGCTTCTGCTGCTGGTGAACGCATTGGGATTGGCGCTGCCACTGCTGCTTCTATCAGTTCTGTTTCTATTGTTGCAGAACGTATTGCAGTTGGCTCATTTATATCAACTGACGTAAGTGCAGTAACTGTCAATGGACTTCGTATCGCATTGGCAGAGATGAACGTCTTTGACGATGCTGTAATGACCGTTGGTTCACAAGTTATTGTGAATCAGCCAATGGTGTTTGATTCATACAGTCAAGTCATAATTTATGGCGAACAAATCCAAGAGCAAGGCTTCACAGTTTCGTGTGTTTCTGAGATGTCAGTCACAGCGCGTAAAAAGTGGGAAAATGAGGGCGATACAAGTGAGGCGTGGACAGACATTAACGACACATCAAATGATTGGGTTGTAGCGTCTGACACTTCAGAGTCTTGGACCAATATTGATGACAATTCAGAGACTTGGACACAAATCTCTGATAACACTGAAACGTGGCAAGTTGCTGCATAAGGATTGAAAAATGGCTGATACCACAACCACTAACATCTCGTTGACCAAACCAGAGGTCGGCGCATCAACTGACACATGGGGAACAAAGATCAATACCGATCTTGACACCATTGATGCGATCTTCAAAGCTGACGGTACTGGTACAAGCGTTGGTCTTAATGTTGGGTCTGGCAAGGTTTTAAACGTTACAGGAACAGCAAACTTTGCAACCATTGCTGCATCTGGCAATGTCACGCTTGGCGATGCCTCCACCGACACATTGAACGTAGGTAATGGTGGTCTTGTTAAGGATGCGTCAGGTAACGTAGGTATTGGTACGAGTTCTCCAACATCAAAATTAGATGTTAATGGGAATATAACCGTTCGCAACGGTTCGGGTGTTGCATTAGGGTATGCTCAAAACAATAGCGGCTGGTTTGATTTTAGTGGTAGCAGTAACACAAACGGAGTACAACTCTCTACAGATTCAGCACTTCCAGTTAGATTTGTTACAAATAACGCAGAACGCGCCCGTATCGACTCCAGCGGTAACTTGCTGGTGGGGACTACGAGTGCTCAAGCAAAAATAACTACTTTTACAGGCTCTAA